AGTCTGACTTGCTTCTTGCCATGTTTTTTTACAACATAACTACTCTTTTTTATCACCCTTAATTTCTGTTTTTCTAAATCTTATCTATATCTTAGTGCTCATAACATATTAACTTATATAATGTCTATTGTAATTAAATGGCATTTTATGATGAATAAGTTAACGATGATGATAGCGGTGTTCCTGTATCTATTTTCATATAACCTGCATAAGCAAGGTACCTTTCTGAGAAACCTGTAAAAGAGTTAGTGCCATTACGAGCTGCGGCGTAAGTAATATAAATCTCTTTAACTGCTGAGCCTACAGTATTTTTAATAAATTGAGTTAATTCAAACAACTCAAAAACACCATTAAAGTTTCCTGTATTTTGGTTACTTATAAAAGTGTTTATAGCATCCTGTACTGGAAATGTGCCGGGTGCTGAAATAGACTCTCCTGTGGTAAGCAACTGTAAGGGGTCTATTTTAATGTTTGCCCACAACTGTAAGTCATCGGGGTCAACACTTCTAACCGTTACATTAACGCCCGCAGGTTTTAATTTTTGGTCGTTTACATAAGAAACAAAAGGCGGAAGCTCGGTTGCTACATCTAATTTTACAATTACACTACCTGATAGTTTAGCCACTTTAAGTATAACTGCATCATTGCCCTCTTCAGCGGCAGCCATTGCCACTATTTGTTTTGTGGAATCTATAACTGCATACTGCCAAGCGTTATTTATAAAAACAAGTGTGTCTCCTAACTGAAAGTATTTACAAGTAGCAACCCACCAAGGTAAAGTGCCATACCTTGAATTGCCTATGATTATTAAAATATCAATCTTCATCAGGTCAAAAAGAACTTCTAATGCGTATGCACAGGCAGCAACACACCAAGCCCACAAACGCCACCGTGCTACTCTGCTTGTAGTGGTAACATCAGTAAGTAACGTTTGCGAGCTATCTACATTGGGCTGTAAAGTATTAAGTGTAGTTAAACTTTGCTTTTCAGCCATTATGTAGTCGTACCAATATGGTATTGAGTGTGCCATTTAATTTGCGTTTATGAAGTTTAAGCCTCTGCTTTTGTTTCAGTATTAAATTCTTTTTCAAACTCACTTACGTTTAAAAAAACAAAGCCATTTAATTGTTTAGTCGTTAAAAAATCAAATTTTTCAGGCAGTTCCATTGTGTTTTCAAAAACCTGAACTTCTATCTCTTGCTCTAAAAATGCATCTATGATAACATCTCTTTCAGCTTGTATTTCATCAGCATTTTTATTTACTTCTTTTTGAGGCGTTACATCAAATTGATAACCTCCTTTATCATTTAAAATAGCCACCTTTTTATCATCTCTGATACATTTTTCAACCCAAAAATCGCTTTCTTTTCTGTTTAAAGGTTTCATTTTATTAAGTATCTCTTTATCTCCTGCCTTGATAATACCTTTGTTTAATTCCGAAAAACGTTCGCAATAATATGCAACACGGGTGCCAGGAAATAATTTTTCAGTTTCTCTTGCAGCGTTTACAGCATCAGAAAATTTTTCTCTTGAAGTTGTGATTGTTTTTGTTTTCATCCTTTTTTAGATTTTATGGTTATTAATAGTTTTCAAAAATTACATAAGAGTATGTTGATGTATCAAGCGTATTTGTTGCGCCCGCTGTGTTTACTGACGTAAAAGTTATTGAGCCTGAAGAGCAAACAGCTTTAACCTGAGCACCCAAAGTGCCACTTTCAGAAACCAACGATATAAATGGTAAAGAGGAGGCGGTTACACCTGTTAATGATACAGTTGCAGTTCCTGCTACCAAAGTAATTGTGTTAAGTCTGCTCGTGGTTAACCGAAGAGTTTTATTGGTTGTTGCAATTCCTATGTCTCCGGCAACATCTAATTTATAAGTTGGCGTTACTTGGCCACCTACATAAAGAGAGTTTCTTATTGAAGTAATGCCCGATGTTATGTTTAAAACATCATTAGTGCCTAAAGTATTTCCACCTTGCCATAAACTTAATGTACCATTAAGAGCACCTAAACCTAAACCTCCCACACCATCTGTATATAAGGCTACTGCATCGGCTTTTAAAATGCCATTAGCTGTATAACCACTACTTGTTAGAAAAAAGTTTGCACCCTTAGCATTATTATTTCTCAAATAATATCCGCATAGAGCTGCATTTCCTGAATTAGAATTATAAACATTCATTTTAACTCCTGCATTTTGCGAGTTCTCAATATTTATTAAATCATATGAACTTGCAGCTGCATTAGCAATACTATTTGTAGTTCCTAATAATAACCTGCCATCTCCAAATAATGTCATACTTCTATGGCGAGAAGTAGCGGAGGTAGCGTTAGTAGTTGTTTCCCAAGCAAACGCACAGCCATTATGTGTGGAATCTACCCAATCTTCAGTTGTGTAAACTTGGAATGCTGCTGCACTTTGAGTCATAGCTCCAAAAGTTCCATTAGAACCTGTACCATAGGCCCCTCTAAAACCAGTTGACATTAAATAATCAGCAGATTGAGTATTTAATGGGGAATTAGCTGTTCCTCTTGCTCTAACATAATGGACATCATTCTGACCAACTCCAGCACCTGTTCCAAATGTGCAATATCTTATAGTGAATTGAGCAGAACCATTATTTACTATATCAAATATATGTGAAGGGTCACCTATCGCTGGACTAAGATTATAATTGCTGCCTGTAACTCCAGCACTAATTGTATAGGTTACAGCATTTGAACCATTATTAACTTGAAAATTTGAATTACCTGTTAATTGGTTTGCATCATTATAGAAGCCTACATAGTTAGCTGCTACGGTTCCCGTAGTACCCAATAACTGAGTGCTTACATCTGCCAAAGTATACGTGCGGGTTTGACCACTTGTTATTCCTGAGGCGGAGAAAATAGCCAACTTAGTATTGTCGGCGTTATTTTTTACTAAAGCTGTATTATCGGCAAATGGATTTGAAGATGAAGAGCCATTTGAAGCGGCTGTTATTCTGCCTTTAGAGTCTACAGTAATATTTGCATTAGTATAACTTGTAGCTGTTACTGCTGTGTTAGCTAAGGTTAAAACGCCTGTGTTTGATATAGTTGCATCTCCACTTAAATTAACTCCCGTGGCTACATTACTACTGTTGCCAACAAATATTTTAGTAGAGTTTAAAACATTAGATACAGGCGTATAACCCAAAGCACCTTCTTGTCTTGCCCAATTAGCATCGGTGCTACCGGGTGTATTAATTAACGCACGTATAGTATCTCCATCATAAACCGTTTTACTTCCAACAGTTCCGGCAACACCTGCACCAAGCCCATTGACAGTCCATATATCTCCTTTAAGGACAGCACCTGATGTGCCACTACCTCCAGTTGATGGATAGCTACCAGAAGGAGTAAAATTACCTCTATCATCCCATAAGCCTACTTGCCATGCAACTAATTGCTGATAGGTAACAGGTTGCAATGAAGTTGTTGCATCGGCATATAAATTAAACATGCCTGTCATTGAGCCGCCTGATAAAGCAAGATAACCGCCCCCAACTATTGGAGCATATCTTGCATCATTATAATCTCTATGAAAAGCAGTAGAGCCATCACCGTTCGCAGCAACATAAGAAGCGGTACCAGCATCATAATATAAACCTTTAAACAATGGATTAGTAGATGATGCAAGAAATTTATCGGGCTCAACATAAAATATACCTTGTCCTGTTGGGTCAGCAGCATCTAATCTTGTTTGTCCAGGTGCTACGGTTACATTCCCCGAATAAGCTCCATAAAGCACGCTTAACATCGCTACATTATGACCATTGTTGTTTCCATTAAAGTAAAGACGAGCATATTGTGAAGCCGATGCCAAATCTGCGCCACTACCCGAACCAATAAAATAATCTTTGTTTACGCTTACAAGTAATGTTTTTGCAGCAGCACTTGGCTCATATCTTAATGTTCCGGTAATGTAATTGCTTCCCGATGTACCGGGTAATGGTATATAGTTAGCACTTGCAGCTAAAATATATCTACCATCATTATACAAACGAGGCATGATAGAGCTATCGTCGGCCACCGATGAATAATCGCCAAAATATTTAAGCAATCCTGTTGCCTGTACCGAACCATCCTTGGCTAAGTAGTTTGCGCCATTACCGCCGTTGTAAAAAGTAAGTAATGCGTTTAATTTGGTTCTAACCGAAGAACCTAATTCATTGTCTAATATTGGATATAGTGTTGCCATTTTTTAATTATTCTGTTATTGGTGGTGGAGAACTTAAAATTACTGTACTGCCATCTCTCCATCTTGATGCATCATCCCAAGCTCCGTTATCATCCCAAGAGCCACCTGCAAGTATCCAATTCCTAAGTCTTACACCTGTAGCTAATACCGAACCATTTGCTTTCAAATAATCTACAACCGCTTTATTTATTGGCGGCTGACTTATTAAAATTCTTGTACCTGTTGGTATATCATCACTAAAATTTACCTTATCAGGATTATCAATAATTAATTGTTTAACACCTGCACTATCGCCATACTCTTGTATGGCTAAATCCCAAATGCTTTGATTATATTTTGTTGTTATATAAAACATTACATATCAAGATTAATTTTACCATTAACAACCTTTAAACTCTTAGGTGTTTTACCATCTCTTTTAAGATTAAGTAAAAGCACTTGCTGCATTTGCGTTGGAGACATTTTACTGTTAATCATTTTTTGTAATTCAGGGCTAAGCAATGGGTCTGATTTTAAAGAGCCTTTGCTTGGAAGTTTGAAAATTATAAGGCAATCATCAAGTGTACCATCGCCAATAGCAAAGTCTCCATCTCTAATTAAATCATCGCCGTTATCATCAAGTAATATGTCAATGTTTTCTTTAGCCATTGCCGTGCTTTACTTTAGTATTTTCAATATCAGAGTTAACTGTTGGTGTTAAAGTATCGGTATCTGGTACAGTAGGCGCACCTGTAGAGCCCGATATTGTTCCACCTGTGTGAACATGAGCATCAAACTTGGCAACTAAATCATTATATGCGTTTTCAATGTTATTTAAACGAGCAACCACGTTTGCCGTAATAGGTATGCCGCCATTTACATTACCCATTAACTCAATATTATCGGTTTGGTCTGCATCAATTACTCGCCCGGTTAATGAATGGTCATTAAATAATACTTGCACATTACTGCCTTGAGTAGGGAAAATAATAACACCGCTTTTTGATGTGCCCAAATCAATGTTTTCAATATCTAAATCATCAATAGTAATTGTGCAAGAAGTATCTGCAACATTAACAGATTTACACGAAGCCCAAATGCAAATCATTTTCTGTTTGCCTTTGGTAGCTCTTTTTATAGCTGCTAAAAATTCTGCCTTTCTACTCATGCTGCTTTAGGGCCAATGGTTACTAATTTTCTAAGTGCTCCACGCTCATCTAAGCTTGGCTCTACTGTATCAACATAATAATTGCCTGTTCGCTCAGGGAACTCATCGCTTGTTAGATTAATAATATCTCCATGCTTAATTGGCTTATCTCCAAACAACAATATGTTGCCTTGGTAGCCATCAAATTTTAAACGGTCTAAACTTTTTTGTGCGAGATTTTTTAATACTTCTGTATCCGTAATATTTGTACAAACTAATCTTTCCTCTTCGCCATCTACATCGCCCACATGCACAACTTTCTTTTTGCCTTTTGCGTTGTAACTTGTCATGGTTACTTTAAGCTTTATTTGGTCTTTAGTGCGGTACTCTAAATTGTTTTTAATGCAATCTTTTATAATATCAATGGTGTAAGTAGTGGCGTGTTCGTTGTCGCCGTATATCTTACCACACACCAATTTATTGCCATCAAAATAAGTATATAAGCCCTTTTGGTCTTTAAGCAACGTAAACACTTCAGCAACGGTCATATTGGGTAAATACACAGCACCTAATTCAACATCATAAGCATCTACTATGTATGGGCTTGGCACAATTTCTTTTAATAGTGTTTGAAGGTTTACGCTACCATAACTCTTGTTAACATGGGTGCGCTTCATTAACCACATTGGGTCGTCTAATTTTAAAATGACAGGCATACTATCATTTACAAAACTTACAAAGCCCGAAAAATCTAAATTGTAGTTTCCATCATAACCACTATACAACTCAACAGGGTCGCCCGCTTGTAATAGTTTGTAAACTTGTCCTATTTCATCAAAATAAAGTCTTTTGGCAATCTTTGTTTCAGCATTATCAGTAAGTTGCTTCCAACTTAATGATGCAGAGTAGGAGTTAATAGTATTAAAAGCAAAGGCTTTTCTGCCCCTGCTTTCAGGAAATACCATTTTAATATTTACAACTAAATACTGCATTTAATCTACTAATTCAATTACTTGCTCAATAAGGTTTGCACTTGCGTGTGCGTGGTCAGCTTCTTTATATGTTTTTATATACTCCTTTAACTTGTTTATTATCTCGCTTTTATAATTTACATGAGCTTCTAACTCTGCTATTTTTATTTTCAGCTTGCTATTTTCCTCTTGTAATTGATATTGATTTTGATAAAGCTTACTCATTCTATCACGAACCTCATTTAACTCTTTAACAAAAAATTGTCTTTCTTGCGTTAATGCAGAAAAGGCTTTAACTATTGCAGCTAATAAACCGCCACCAAAGATTACCGAGAAAATTGTTATAAGTAAAGTGTTCATATTGCTAATAATTCAATTGGTTTAACGCTTCTTGCTTGTATTTCGTAAGGTTTAATAACATTCATATCCAAGTCCCTGGCATCGGGATATGTAATTGATTTAATGGCTATTTTATGTATGCCTAACCACTCAAATATTTTACCTGTTACTCCAATAGCATCGGTTATCTCTTCGTATTGCTGTAGCTGTTTAACCTGTTCTTCAATTGATAAAGTACCTTTATCAATCAAGCTCCGCTCGCCCGCTATTATAAAACCTTTAATACTTATTTGCCAAGGTGTAAAACCGTACATCTCAATAACACTATCATCTTGACCACTCATCTCGGTTTCTGTAATAATTTTAGATCGTGTGAAAGATGCTACACTTGCAAATGGCAAATAACAACCACCATAAAATTTCTTTTTTACAACGCCGCTATCTAAATATTTATAACCCGCACTACCTTGTAAAGCCATAGGAAACTGAACAGGAAGCCCCAAAGAGTTTGTTGTAAAATCAGTTTCATCTTGTGGCGTAACCTCAATATTGTAAGCACCTAAATAAGGCTTGCTCTCATCCTTGGTTACTTTATACCTACGGATAAGCGGCCCTGCAATATTAAAGGCATGAGTAAATAATGTATCTATGGGAATTGTGTACTGCATTATACGCCTATTGTTATTACTCCGTCTCTTAAAGCATCTGTTACTTTATCCATAACATCATCTGCTAATTTTTGAACATCAACACCTGAAGCTGCTGTAATTTTTTGGTCAAACTTTATATTCATAATCAAGCTTCTATTGCCGGTGCTTGCACCTTTACCTTTTGTTTCAACAGGGTCAACAGCACCAACGGGTAAACCTTTGTTTACATTGTTTAGTGCCTTCTCTGCGCTTGTACCTTCGTTAGGGTCAATGTTATTTTTGTTGTCTTTAGTAAGCTTGGCATACATGCCCTGATAAAGAGAATTGTATTTTATATTATCCTGACGAGTATATTTTCTACCCTTATCATTTATGCCATATCCGTACAATTCTTTAAATCTGTCCTGTGCGTAACTGGCTGATTTATCAGAAGCATATTGCCTTTTAAACTTTTCTAATTCAACCTTTTCTTTTGCAATGCCATCCGTACTTTTTACCATACCGATAGTTAAAACATTTGCAATGTCTCTAACCACCATTGGCAAGCCCTTAAAAGCTGTAACAAATGCATCTACAATAGGCAACAGGTATGCGCCTATACTCTCGCCCATGTTTTTTAAATCATCGCCTACATCAGCCCAAGTGCGTTTGTAGTTTTGGGTCATGGATAACTGTCGGTTTGTTTCGCCAATAGAATTATTAACGCCTCCCATAATCTCTTTAAATTTTTCGGCATCAGATGTTAGTACACTAAACGCAGTTAGTGCCTGAGCATCATGTAGTTTTATGTTGCTTAAAAATATTGCACGGCCTTTATCACTTAGCCCTTGCCATTTTTTAGTAAAGTCGCCAAGTATATCGCTAATGTTTCTCCGCATACCTTTTGCATCAAAAACCTTAATACCGGTTTTTTCCATTTCTTTTAAAATGGGCAACTTATTCATTGCTGTAAAAGCGTTTTTCATAAGCATAGTGGCATCGGTAGCACTTTGCCCTTTAGCAGTCATAAACGCAAATAAACCTGCGGTATCTTTAAAATTAATGCCGAGCACTTTAGCATCAGCAATTAACTGAGGCAAGTATTGTGCAAAATCTTTAAACTCACCTGCGCCATATTTTTTAGCAGCAAACAAGGTATCCATTACCTCTGCGGCAGATGTGTTCTTTTCGCCCACAATTGATAGCGTACGTGCTAATGCCCCTGCAACGGTATCAATATCCGTAAAGCCTGCTTTAGCTCCTTTAACGGCAATTTCTAAAATGTTTAATGAAAGGTTTACTTTGTTGGTTTGACTTAATATTTTCTCGTAAGCTTCCGGTATGCGTTCAAAGTTTCCACCGCTGTTGCTTCCAATATCCTTTAAACGGCCTTTTAATTTACCAAGCGACTCGTCTCCAAGCTGAGCGGTGGCATTTACCTTTGCCATGCCCTCATTAAAGTTTAAAGCAATTTCAGTTGACTTCATTAAGCCAACACCAATAAGCGCAGCAGTACCCGCTACCAATGCCATTGGGTTTGTTAAAAGAGACATACCACGACTTAAGCCGGGTATCTCAGATGCACTTTGTTGCATCATATCCTTATACTTAGCCCATCCGGCTAACGGTGCAGGCGCAGGGTTAATAACCTTATTAAGTCTATCCATATCGCTTTTTGTTTTATCAATCATAGATTGATACTTTGCAATATGAACGGTATTAAAAGCTGCTTTCTGCCCTTTTTCAAGACGTCTCAATTGGTCTTCTAACTGGCCATAACTCTTTTTAAAAGTTTGACCCAATACATTTGTTTGCTTGGTAATGGTTTGAACGGAATTGCTTGTTTTATTAAATGAGGATTGTATGCCTGTTACAATAGGTTTCAATTTCTGAAAAACGCCCATCACATTTTCCTTTAATCGTAAATTCCATGTGGTGGTTGTTTCGCTCATTTATTCTTGTTCGCCATGAAAGGCTATTGATGCTGCTTGTTTGATTATATTAAACAGGAAATCTCTGTCCATTTTTCGCAGAAAAAGAAAGTCAGCGTATGCCTTATAGTATTCCTTTCTGCTAAGGTCTTGCGGGTTTGCTATGCCCATTTTGTTTTTAAGGATGCAGTCGATTTTTTTATAACCGTCTGCATCCTTAGCCTCGCCTATAAGTGCAAGGCTTAAAGCTCCTTTTCTTCTACCTGAAATTTATTAAGCAACTCAGTAATTTTGCTATAAATGGTTTCAGCAGCTACCGTGTTTATTGGGTCGGTAACAACATCCATGTTTCCTGCAAGAATGCAGTTAGCATTTAATACCTCCCGAGCTTTTATGTTGTTGTCGTCATTCAAGTACTTAGAAAGCATATCGCTTATAGTACGAGTAGGTTGCGCAATAATAAAAGGTTCTTTAGTGCCATCTTTTAAGATAACATCTATTTTTTTAACTGTTGCGTGTTTTTCTTTTGCTGCTTCAAGAATTGCAGGGTCTTTCATAAACTCTGCAACTGTTGGTTTTTTTATTTCTGCCATCGCTATTTTTTTTAAGGGTTTTTAATTAAGGTTTATTCCAAGAAATATCCGATATAAGCAAATCAATCTTTTGAACGATTTTACCCTCACCGTTTTTAACTTCACGACCATTGTTTTTAAAACGGCAGTTGTTAAGCACATCTTTAAAGTGCTGCCCATTATACTCGTAGTTAACGGTAATAGGAAAAGCAGGTATATCTTGTATGCGTGTTCCGGCAGGCAAAGCCGCATTGATAGAGCGTAACTCTTCGCTATATAAAGAGATAGAACACTCAGCTTTGTAGTTGCCACGAGACTGCCCTTGCGGGTAACCGCCCTGACCGTATTCGTTATTCATTTCTACATCGTCGGTATAACTAAGCTCGCTAATTAACTCTACATCTCTAAAAAGCAGATTTAACGTGATGTTATTCCAACCTACAAGCTCACCGAATTTATTTATAATTGTTGCTGACATTTTATTTAAGTATTAAGATTTTTATTTTTGAAAAGCAATATCTCCTTCAATCATGCGTGGATAACCGTAAGGCTGAATACCCGCTTTAACTACAAGTTTGGCAGCCGTTCTTACATCTTGTGCAGGGTCTATAATACAAGATGTATCTGTTGCAATTTCTTTTGCAACCATAAGACCTAAGCCTTTTTGCGGGTGGTTTACATCTTCTTGCCATGCAGCTATAAAACTTGCTTTAATAGTTCCGCTTCCATCTGTATTAAACGGAACCTTTGCGTTAAACTTTGGTGTAAGCCTTTGTACAACAATTCTTGCTCCATAATTCCAAACACAATTATTAACTACATAGGCAAAGTCGCTTGAAATAAGTGTACAAGATGCAGCGGCGCAAAAGAATATGCCTGTGTATTGAGGGTATCGGTCTGCGAATAAATAGCCTTGTGCAATTAAAGCAGCAACTTTTGTTGGTGATAAACTGCTTGTAAGCTCTCCGGTGCTTAATGCAACGTCTTTCCATTTTCCTGTAACATCGCTGCTTGCATCAATAGCAAAAGCTTCTACCGTTTTATCAGGATTGTCTGCAATAACTACAGCCCCTAAATCTTCCTCTGTTCTACGTGCGCCCCACATACCCATTGCAGTACCAACTGCGGCATGAGTAGCATATAAAGCATGTAATACAGCAATACCCGGGTCTTGTGTGTTTACAATAACCACTCCATCGGCTGTAAGAGTACGTAAATCGGTAAATGTTGCTTGCGGAGTTGGGTTGCCACGACCTTCAATTAAAGCAACATCAATAAAAATGTTTAGTCCGGCAAAGTAAGCAAGCATAGCTTTTGCTTTTGGCACAGTAGCCAACACTTCATCTTCAACAATTTGTGTTCCAGTAAATACAGGGGTATAACCTGACGCAGGGTTTCTTACTGTACCAATTTTACGAAGGGTATTACCTGAGTCGCTCATCAGTTTTTTTACATACTGAGCGTTAGCAATATCCCACATTTGAGGCTGTGTTACTGTTTGAGCCACAACCATAATGTAAAGCTTAGAACCCGGCGCACGCTCAAAATGCTCTTCGATATGATAACGAACCAATACATGGTTAGTAGCATCATAAGCGGCGGTTAAACCTAATGCATCTGCATCTGCGGCAGCGGTTAAAAGAACGGTAACACCTAATGTTGTATATGTACCTGTTGATGCAGCTACACCGCCAAACAAAATACCATATACTTTTTCAACATCAGCGGCGGCAGAACCTAAGTTGCCATCTTTCTTTACTATTTGTGGACCTGTAAACATTTTTTATTTTTTTTAAATTATTTTTTACCTGCTTTTTTGGTAGCTTTTGGTGTTGCGCTATCAGCAGTATTGTCTTCTTTAGTTAAAGCATCTAATGCTGTTTGTGATATTGCAATAGCCGCCTCATCTCCACTTGTTTTAGCGGTTTCTAAATCGGTGGTGGCCTGAGTAATTGCAACCTCTTTTGCTTTTGCATCAGCAGCAGCTTGCGCATCTGCATCAGCCTTTTCTTTTGCATCAGCAGATTCTTTTGCCTTTTTATCTTCAGCAGCTTTAGCATCTGCTTTGACTTTTTCAATTGCAGCAGCTTATCTATCTGCAATCATTTTATCATACTCAACTTGCATATCTTCGGTAACATAATCTTCACGCTTTGCTTCAACTGCTTTATGGCCAATAAGTCTCTCGTGGTTATCAGCATAATTTTTATGCTCACCTAAAAAGCAATTGCCATCGGGAGTTACATGTAAATTTTTAGCTTCTTTATTGTGTAAAAAGCAAGCTATAATTGCTTTTTCAAGTTCTGTTTTGTCTAATAGTTTTGACATTTTAAATGTGTTTTAAAGGGGTTTAAATTTCAAGTACAATTTTGCTACTGCCCAAATGATGATGCCTAACCAAGTAAGCCCACCAAGCCAAGCAAGTACGCTAACAAACTTTGGGATATATTTTACCTCTACCGTTTTGGTTGTTTGTATATCTGTTTTTTGTTTTTCGTTTATCCTCGTAAGCTCTGTAATACGCCGTTCTTGTAGTTGTACGGTTTGCTCTAATTCTTTGCATATACAATCTACTTTCATCACGCCATTCGTAATAGAAACTATACTTTTTAAGCGGGGTGTTTCTGTTATCGTTTGTGGCAACTCGGCTTTGCCGTTCTTGTCTACTATTACCTGAGCCTGTATCTGCGAGCTGTCCCCTTTGAAAACAAATGTTGTGTCGTGTAAAATCAACGTATCGTGTACCACGATAATTGAGTCCTTCGTTATAGTTGTTTTTTCTACCGATTGAAACGTTTTGCGATTGCAAGCTGTGCAAAGGCTTATTAAAATAAAAAGTGCTATTAGTTTTTTCATGTGATTTTAAATAAGGTGTGATGTAATTTGTTATGGCAAATATTTTGTGTTTATCTCGCTTATAAGAGTGTACGCCTTGGTCTAAACCTCGCCCGGTGTTACCTTCAGTAGTAATAAAATAACCATCTGTCTGCCCTATAATAAAGCCTACGTGCTCAACACTATTAGTGCCTGAATAAGCAATGGTAAAACAATCTCCAGGAGCGGGTTGCATTTTTACCTTATGTTGCTTTTCAAGTCCGGGACTCCAAACAATATAACGCTCATTAGCAAATGAGGGTGCCCATGCCGTTAATGGATTTATTGGCGGTGTTACGCCAACAGCGTTTAAATTGGTGCAACAAAAAGCCGCACACCAAGCATTGCCTTTTTTAGCATGCACAAATGATAAATAGCTTTCAACTTCTTTTCCATCGTTATTACCTGTTGCCTCTCGTACATACATCTGCGCATGTAGCGTATCAACTAATTTAATTCTTATGTTTCCCTCGGGTGTATTCGCCTTCATCAGGTACACCATACTTAAAAAGAAACACAAGAAAATCCGTATGCTATAATACCTACGTGTGCTATCTGACAACTCTGAAAATTTATGATAAAAATCCTGCAAGGCTTTATATGCATCAGGAAACACAACCCTGAGTATAATCCAAACAGATGTTGTGCCTAATACAACTTTTAAAATGGCAGACAAATAAGTTTCAAGTTCAGAACCTCTATCAAAAAATGCAGTCTCAGGCCATATAGCGTGTATAGCAGCTCTACACCCTTCTAAAAAAATCAACATCAAAGGGATGAAGAAAATTTCTTGTTTTAAAATGCTAAATATTTTTTTCATGTTTTTAGTTTAAAAATTTATACTCTCATCCGTAGCCCCTACGCCTTTCGGTTTCGGGGCATCTGCGGATGGTTTTTTTTATCCTGTGATTATTGCGCCAGTACCAATAGTTGTTACCGGACTGTAGATGTTTCTTAATCTCGCACCAAATAAAGATGTACGTGTTAATGGATTAATATGCGCATCGCTTATATAAACATCAACACTACCCAAAGCTTTCATAGCATTTTGAGTGCTATAAAAAACACTTGAAGGCGTATCTGTTCCGGCAGCAGATGCACCAAATGCTTTTTTGTCAAATGTGCTGTTGTTGTATTTAGGATTGTTCATATTCTCAAAGGTTTTAAAGCCTTGTAACATCCCGATGATTTTACCACTTTCAGTATTACTAAAACGGTCTCTAAAACTTTGGTCAAACAACTGAATGTCCGAACAATGCTCCGGGCACAATATTAGAGAGCAGGTAGAAATATCAATCCCTAAATTAGTTAAACGTAAACGCCAAGCGATAATATCAGCAAGCGTTAGGCGCAAACGGCCAGTACCATCATTTGCACCTGTAGTTTTAAATACAGGTGTACTTGTGGTATCAGATGCAGGCCCCATATTAAATAGAGCCTTTTTAATTTTAGCTAAACGTAATGCTGTTACATGGTCAGCCATTACAGATGATTTTTTATCGTAAGGCAACGCAATCAATTCATCATCGCTAACTTCTGTATTGGTTGTGTCAAGTTTATCCAATGATACAACAGCACTATCATCAGTACGTGGAGCACTTCCAATAGGGTTTGAGGCATTTACAACAGTATTAAATAATACAGTTGGTAAAGCACCTATCGTTTCAAAGTTAATAGTGTCGTTGTCAGCTACTAAATGTGAATAGTCTTTAATTCCTTCAAGAAAATCGTCTTTTACCTCTAAAAAACGAGTTGTTAATTCTGCAATTATGGCGCGTCTTAATATTACTGACATGGTTATTTTATTTTATAGTTTATAATTAATTACTTATTTATTGCCTTTGTTCCAAGTAGCCTCACCGTATTTCTCAACACCAAGAGCATTGTATTTAGCGGAGTCAGCAGTGGCCATAGCATGTAAAGATTTGTGGTCATTCTTTGCATAATCATCCCACTTCCAATTGGTGCGGTCTTCAGATGTTGTTGCACCTGTGCCTGTTACAACTTGAGTACTTAAAGCAACAATCTTTGGCAACTTAGCAACCTCTGCTTTAGTGCCGTCAAAATCGGCTTTAAAATTCTTTTTGTAAAAATCACGTTGTGCAGCTACAAACTGTTTGTTTGCAATAGCTGCGTCAAGCTCAACTTCAATTTTAGCGTCTTCAGCTTGCTCTTTTACTGTCTTTAATTCGGCAGCAACAGCTTCATATTTAGAAGCTTTTTCTACAGTTGCTTTAAACTTAGCTTCTACCTCGGTATCAGACGCTGCTGAGTCCATAGATAAAGCTACAATCAATAGTTTTTTGTATTCCATTTTTGTTGGGTTTTGGTTTTGGTTTGATTTTGCGGTTGCGGTTATTTTTGGTGGGTTTTTATAAGCCGATACAAACAATACATCATCCTCTGTAATCTCTGTCTCTTGCTCCTCGTAATCATTTATAAACCCTAATTCTTTTGCTTCGGTGGCATTCATCCAATAATCATTAGCCCACATCTCTTGTATTTTCTCAGCAGTAAGACCAGTTTTTTTAATGTATGTGTTTAAATAATCTAACTCTAAATTTTCAAGAGCCTTTAAATCAGCTTTAATTTCATTTGCATTACCTGATAACGAACCTTTTGGTTTATGTATCATGTAATTTGTATTAGCAGCCGCTACAACATAATCGCAATTACTTGCAATGTATGAGGCTGCGCTTGCACAAACAGCACCAAGCTCACAGTTTATTGCTCCCTCAAACTTTCTGATAACATTAGAAATCTCTGCCGCTTCAAAGCAATCTCCACCGGGCGAGTTGATGTATAGCATAACATCTTTAATGCCTAAAGCAATTAATCTGTTTACTTGGTCTTTAAAATTTGCGGCACAGTTACCATTAAAATCAAAAATAAAACCATCAAGAGTTATAACAGCTCCTGTGTTATTTTCGTTTGCTACTGCCGATATATTTAATTTTTTTTTGCTCATCGCTCGGTACAAAATTGGCGTGAGTTTGAAGTAAAAAAAAATCGACGAAGCACCATACCCCTTTATTGGCGGTGCGTTACAGCCTTTTTGTCAGTATCCTATTTTTGCAATTTTAAATACCCTCCTTATTGGCGCAACTTTGTAGTATGGCAAAAGATACTCAGAGGCAAACAGCACAAACTTTATATATTGATGAGTGCTTAACCGCTAAAGAAATAGCAGTAAAAGTTAAGGTTTCAGAAAAAACAATCGGCAAATGGGTTGTTGCCGGAAAGTGGAAAGAGTTGCGGTTAGCAAAACAAACAGGCCCCGAAAATTTGGTAAAAAACCTTACCGATTTACTTAACATGCTGCTTGAAAAGCGCATTGCTTTGGAAAAGAAAAAAGTAAAAACGGAAGCAGAGCAGGAAGACCACAGGTCGGTTATTGATGAGATGAGTAAGCTATCTGCTATGATAGATAGAAACCAAAAAGAAGGTAAAACCTCTTTGCGCATTCACATTTATTGCATTGAAAAATTTATGAGTGCATTGCATGTGTACAACACTAAATTATTTACCGAGCTGCTTAATTTTCAACCTGAGTATTTAAACCAATTAGCGGATGAGCTTAAGTAAAGATGATAAAATTGCATTAGAGCGATACCTCGCAAAAATTGCACACATAAAAGAGTTTAGTCAGGTTAACCCAAACGAAACCGAGACCGAAAAGAAAAAGCGTATTGAACGCGCGAAAAAAGATTATGCCTTTTTTGTAAAGTATTATTTTCCACATTACGCAAATTGCGAGTGTGCAGATTTTCATATTGATGCTGCTAACCAAATCAAAAAAAATAAATTCATTGTATCAATTGAAGAGTGGGCTCGTGCGCACGCTAAAAGCACTCACTTTGATATTATGATACCTTTTTGGCTTTGGATAAACAACGATATAAATGTGATGTTATTAGTTGGTAAAAGCGAAGAGGATGCAAAAACTTTATTAAGCGATTTACAAGCTGAGTTTGAAAACAATCCGCAAATACTTGCTGACTTTGGAAAGCAAATAAGCCTTGGCGATTGGCAAGACGGAAACTTTGTAACCAAAAACGGTAAAGCCTTTTTTAGCTTAGGTCGCGGGCAATCTCCTCGTGGCGTAAGGCATCGACAACACAGACCAGACTACATTGTTTGTGATGATATAGATGATGATGTATTGGTTAAAAACCCTAAGCGCGTAAAAGAAACGGTTAACTGGATATTGGAAGCTCTGTTTAATACTATGGATGTAAACGGCGCACGCTTTGTATTGGTAAACAATCGTATTGGTTCAAATACGGTTCTTACAAACATGGTTAAACGCCCCAATGTAAAACACCGTATTGTAAACGCATTAGACAAACACGGTAAGCCTACATGGCATCAAAAATACAGTTTAGATTATTTTAAACAACGAAGAGAGCAGATAGGCGAGTACGCTTTTCAAAAGGAGTTTATGAATAACCCACAAGTGGAAGGGGAGATATTTAAGGATGAGCAAATACAATTTGCACCTATACCTAAGCTGAACACTTTTGATTGCATTATAGCCCATTGGGATGTTGCCTACGCAGGTACTTCTACCGGAGATTACAACGCTGTAGTTGTATGGGGCTTAAAGGGCAATGAGTTTTATCACATCAAAGCTTTTGTGCGCCAATGCAAAATGTATGATGCCATTAAATGGATGCATGACTATGAGAAAACGCTACCCGAAAGTATAAAAATACAATGGCGTTTTGAGTCTCAGTTTTGGAACGATGCTTTAAAAATGACTTTAGAGCAAGTAAATAAAGATTGTGGCAAAGAGCTTAATCTAATTCAATGCGCACGCCCGGTAACAAATAAGTTTGACCGCATTGTTGGCTTACAGCCATACTTTCAAAACTTGCGAGTGTATTTTAATGAAAAAGAAAAATACAACCTTGATATGCAAACAGGCTTAAGCCAGTTAAAAGCTATTGAGCCCGGTTACAAATCACCCGATGATGCACCCGATGCATACGAAGGTGCAATAACATACCTAAGCAAATTCATACAAGGTAATAACCTACTGCCAATTTTAGGTAAAAGAGATGGTGGCAAACAAGCATGGTAAAAAAATAAATTATGATATATCAATTCATTACAGACCTTGATTTAAACGTAGGTTTAAAAAAATACTTCAGAGACCAAATTACGGTTGATGCGGTTAACGGCATACCATTAAGCGAGGGTGCAGCACTTACACTTATCAAAGCCAAAATAAATAACAGATACGATTTAACTAAATTGTTTCCGGTTGTTTTAGCTTGGAATACTGCTACCAATTATGCAATAGGAGATTATGCGGTTGGCACAGATGATAATTTTTACAAGTGCCTTGTAGCCAATACAAATCATACACCTGTAGGTGATGCAACCAATTGGGTAAAATCAGACCCAAGAGATGGCATGCTTGTAATGTGTTGCATACACATTACAATTTACTTTTTTCTGCAAAGTGCTAATAACAGGATGATACCGGAAGAGGTTAACGATTTGTTTGCAGCACATTCTGAATGGCTTGATGATATTAAAACACAGGTTGAAAATCCTGATTGGCCATTATTACCCGATGCAGCTTCTAATGTTGTGGCGGGAAGCAAATGCCCTGAGCAAAATTACAGATGGTAAACAATTATTTAATCCGCATTAAAACACCTTTTAAATGACACAGCTAAACAGCAAAGTAGGAAAACAATTTTTTAGAGATGGCAACAAACAATTAAGCCTTGTAATTACTCCGCAGTTTCCAAACTTACCCAAGATAACTTTAGATGAGTGGAAGTTTGCATACTTAGCGGCTAAAAATCCTGCTTATCCAAACCGCTGGTTATTATACTCAATGTATGATAACATGATGATTGATGCTACAGTTACATCGTTAAGCGAGAAGCGTACCATTAAAGTACAGAAAGCAAAGTTTAATATACTTGGTAAAGACGGCAAGCCAAATCCCGAAAAAACAAACTTATTTAAAAAGTTGTGGTTTGATGATTTGCTAAAATACATGATGCAGTCAAAGTTTGAAGGTCTTAAATTGGTAGAGATTTTTGATTTTTTAGAAAACGGAGAGATTAATAAAATCAACCTTATAGACAAATACCACGTTAAGCCTGAAAAAGGTATTGTAGTTAAAACTATTTACGAACAAACCGGATGGGATTACCTTAACGGCACTATTAGCAATTATTATTTGCCTATTGGCGACCCCAACGATTTTGGATTGCTTTACAAAGCAGCCGTACACATCATAGCTAAAAAGTATGCAATCGGTCATTGGGGTGCTTACAACGAAAAACTTGGTATTCCATTTCGTACAGTTACAAGTCCGGGCATAAACAAAACGCGCCAAGAGCAGTTAGGTATTATCATGGAACAAATGGGCTCTGCGGGTTGGGCTGTTATTAATGAAAATGAGAAAATTGAATTATTGCAAATCGCAGGCTCTGACCCTACTAAATGTTTTGAGCAACTAATAGCATTGCTTGACGACCAAATAGCGTTGCTTTACGTTGGGCAAAGCGGTACAACAAACAGCCACCAAAACAAAGGCACATACGGCAGTATGAAAATGCTTGCCGATATAAGCGAAGATATACATGATGCCGATTTGGTTTACTGTAGCTACTACATAAACAACGTGCTTATGCCTCGCTTGCGTTTGTTTGGTTACAAGTTAGATGATGACGATACTTTTGTGTGGGATAAATCAGTAGATATTTCTGTGCCTGAAATGGTTGATTATGCAGTTAAATTAGAAGCATTTTTTGATATTGATTACGAACAGTTATCAGAAAAAACAGGCATTACAATTTTAGGTCGCAAACCTGTTCCGGCAGGTGGTCAACCTCCGGTACCACCAAAAATAACAGCCGTAAAAAAAAAGCCCGGGCAAACGCAATAACTAAATTTTATGCAGATGCCTGTTGCTCAGGCATTGAGCCAAAGTTTACAGCAGCTACAACCCCCGATTTTGATAAAATTATGCGTGGTGTTGCCAAGCGTATTTTTGATGGCAAGCAAGATGGCGTTGTAGATAAACAACTTTTAAAGGCAACTGCAAATCATTTGTTAGATGGTTTAACCAAAGGTTACAACACACCAACCGATGGCATGTCTCAGGGTGATAAAGATTTGTTTCAGTCACTTAAAGAAAACGTATTTGTATTTAGTGGTTTTAAAACTGAGAAGATGCTAAAAGCAGCCTCAGATTTATTGCTTGATGATAAAGGCGAAACACGCACAAAATCACAATTCATAGCAGAGGTATTAAAACTTAATCCTACGTACAACAAATCGTATTTGGATGCTGAATACGATAATGCTTTAATAAGCTCAGATATGGGCAGCAAATGGCTTAAATTTCAAAATCAAAAGGATGTGTTGCCATGGTTAGTTTTTGATGCTACTCTTGATAATCGCACAACAACAATTTGCAGAGGATTAGATAAATTGACCGCTCCGGTTGAACATCCTGTTTGGCAAACCTACATGTTGCCTTTACACTTCCATGAGCGTAGCGATATTTTACAAGCTGCTACAGGCGTATTAACTGATATGTCAAAAATTGCCTTTCCCGATGTTGCCCCAATGTTCTCTCAAAATGTAGGCATCACAGGCGTTGCCTTTCCTGATACACATCCTTATTTTGATGATGTATCTTACAAACAAGCAAAACAAATTACTAAAGAGGCTCTTGATGTAATGAAAGGTAAAAGCAAATAATGAGCAACGATTTAGGCAGAGATTTTGAGTCTTTTTTTGGTAAGGCGCAGGTGGTACTTAAAAAACTACCTGTGCTTTTAGCTAATGAAATGGAGAATATTGTTGCCGAAAATTTTAGGAGACGAGCTTTTATTGGCGACACAACAGAGAATTGGGCAAAAGTAAAAGACCCTAAAAGAAAAGGTAGCGCAATCCTTGTTAGGTCGGGTCGTTTAAAAAGGCGCACACGCACACTTAAAGCTGATTGGAGCGGTGTATCAATTATAAACGATGAAAAGTATGCAGCAATACATAACGATGGTTTTAGTGGAAAAGAAAACGTAAAAGGTTTCCGCAGAAAATTAGCAAACAAAAAAAGCAAAAAGAAAAGCACAAGCGGATTTACAAAAATTTCAATGAAGCGCACATCATTTGTACAACCTTTTACGCGCAACATGAGAATGAAACGCCGTAGGTTTATGGGAGATAGCCAATATGCGGGCGCAAGACTTGAAAGATTAGCAATAACACAATTAAAAACTATTTATTAAAATGGCAATAGACACAACACAAGATTGGACTGAAGCATACAAAGAGTTATGTGCAATTATTAAAGCAAATGTTACCGAGGTTAAACATACGGATATGTGGTACCAGCAATTAGATTTTGAGGAAAAAGAATATCCGTGGGGCAACCACTCTGTATTTTTTGATTTTAATACCGACGATATAAAGTCGGTTGGCAATCTTGCGCAGGAGATGAATTGCCAAATAGGTGTGTACCATGTTTTTAACACCCTCTCTGATACTTTTGATGGTGCAGCTAACCAAAACACCGCACTTAGCTTTATGCCTGTTATACGCAAAATAAACAATGCGCTGCACGGTAAGGCGGGTGTAAATTTTTCAAGTATGTCTCGTATTGCATTAAAACGATACAATGCGCCATCGTATTTGGTGTGCTATTACCAAGTGTACAGCTGTATTATAATGGATTACTCTGCCGCCAAGCAATTTGATGAAACACAAAGCTTGAATGATATACCTGTAACACTTCAAATAACTAAACAAACGGTTGCCCCTACAGGAGACCAAACAAACGCAGGTTTTGTAGTAGAGATGTAAAACAAAAAAGCCCCACTAATTATCGGGGCTTTTTTTGATTTCCTTTTTTATAGCATCCTCTGCAAAATACTTTTTAGCATCATCAATTTCACTTTTACTTTTACAAATAGTTGGATTTCCCCAATATTTATTACCATTAATCCTTACTTCAAAAAAGTATATATCATCGTCGTAAATTGATTTTATTTCTTTAACAAGGGGTAAAACTTTATCTATTGCTATCATTTTAATTATTTTGAGGATTGTTAGTTAACTCAAACTTGTAATCAGGTAAATCAACTCTCGCCCATGCGCCAAGTTGGTTGCTGTCTTTTACGGAGTAAAATATAATGCAACTGTTTACATCTTTTCGGCAAAACTTTATCCACTCAGATAAATCCTTAATTGTTTTTTCATCTGCCTTTCTGCTTATTTCAATCCGCACCGTTCTACGAGATAAGCCTTGGTCTAATACATCCTGTTTTATACTGTAGTTAAACCCTTGAGGCAATACAGGTTCTTTTGCTTCGCAGCCAAAAAGCACCATTATACTTAATACTATTGATGATAAAATTATTTTGTTTTTCATTGGTTTATTTGTTAAGGGTTTTTAATATATCGTTTATGTTTTCATACTTTATCTCTTCAAAAGTATCTGCGCCACTACACTTAGGGCATATATCAAATTCTATATCATCATCAAACGAATCAGTTTTTATGTCATTAACCGGAACCAAAGCGCAACACTCTTTACATTCAACTAAAGGGTTTTCATAATTATACAACCATTCTTTTTCAGGTGAATGATAATGTGTTTGTATTTCACGCCTCTCATGAACCGTGACATGTTTCAGCTCCAAAAGCTTATCTTTCAAAGTGAAATCAATTAGAGCTCCTTCCGTTTCTTTTGTTTTAGAATTATATGATTTAAAATAACAATTCACATCTTCAATTAAAAAATCGGGTACATCGCCGGTAATTACAAAGTCAATATGCCAAGGGCCAGATACTTGAATTTTATCATTGCCTGCGTTAGGATTTTTCTTTATACTATCTCTGTCAATTTTTACAAGCATCACTTTGTTTTTTTTGGTTAGTAAATATAAGTTATTTTTTAATGGGTTTAAATTCCAAAACCCACACATAAGGGTTCTTTTTCCAACTATTTTTACCGTTAATGGCCTGCCAAAGTCTTTTAAAACCACTTTGGCAAAGACCCCACCCGGGTGCTTCGTTAATGCCCTCTTCGTGCGCAGCGTGCTCTGTTATATCCTTTAATCTTTCAACACGCACATCAATTATCTCAAGCCAAATGCGTGTGTGTTTTTTAGGCATAAAAATAGATGGCTTCCAACACCCTTTATACCATTTAATGTCGCTATCATCTAAATCAGCCTTAAAAATGTATTGCTCTTCATCATAAAAAAATGTTTCTCTTACCCAAAGCAAATCTCCTTTTTTACCATAGGGGCAAAATGGCAAAATGTTTTCAAGCCAGTTGTGCATATCAACTACATCTTTATAGCCGTTCAAATAAACGAATCCACTTCGCTTATCAAATTTTGGCGCAGGCTTAATAATTCTACGTGTTTGTTTTTTTCTGCCCTGCAAAATAGCTTGCACCATTGGCGTTGACATTAGTATTGGTGTTTCTTTTCTCATTTTAATTAAAATAAAAGTTTTGGTTGTCTTCGGTTATAGTTACTTCTATGGGAAACTCGATTTGTTTCTCCTGCATTTCCAAATACATTTTCTTTAAACTTTGAGAGCCCGACCATAACAAACGCTGCTCTCCGTTCAACTGTATTTGCATTGATAATCTTTTGCCATCGCCATTCTCTTTAAAATTAGAAGGCTCAATAAGCGCCCTTTCAATTATAATGGGCCTGTTAAGCACTTTGTTTATTTTAATTTTCTCGCCTTTCAAGGCATTTGAATCAGGCCGATTTATTCCAAACTGGCTGAATTTTTTTACTACTATTTCTGTCATAAATAAGTTTTTTAATTAATGTTTTAGTGTTAGCGTGCTTAGCCCAACCCATGTAAGAGTTGATTGATGAAGCGGGTTTATTTTTAGCTATTGCCCTGGCAAATTTTTGTTTAATGCGCTTTCTTAATAGTACGTGAGTGTGGAAATACTTGTATCCAATAAAATCAATACCGCGAGCTTCTACCGGAAATACCTGATAATTTTCTTTTACATCCAGCTTTAAATTAATCTTTAAATAGTGTTTAATTTCAAATAAAAGTGCGTGTAGGTATTGTTTGTTTGGAGCAAGTACAACGATATCATCCGCATACCTGAAGTACGGCAACTTGCCGATTTTTTCCTTTAACCAATAATCAAAAGGAGTTAAGTATAAATTAGACAGCGGCTGGCTTATATAGTTTCCTATTGGAAGTCCGGGCGCACTATCAATTATATTATCCAAAAGCCAAAGCAAATCTTTGTCTTTAAACTTACGGCGCAGTTGAGTTTTTAAAACATCGTGGTCGATGCTTGGATAAAACTTTTTAATATCGATCTTCAGGCAATACTTAGTTCCTTCAACATCCAGTAGAGCCTTTTTTAGATTTTTATGTGCGCCGTGTATTCCCCTTTTTTTTACACAACTATAAGTATCCGCTGTGTACATCGACATAAAAACACCCTCCAATACATTCATAATCCCATGCTGAGCGACTCTGTCAGGAAAGAAGGGTAAACGATAGACTTCTCTCGGCTTAGGGTCTGTAATAGGGAATATGGTGTATGGAGATGTTTTGTATGTTTTGGTTACTAAAAGGTTTTGAAGGTCTTTTAAATTGCTTTCACGCTCAGGCAGGTACAGTTGAACACCGTACTGATTTTTTTTACTCTTAACAGCTTTTTTTTCGGCTGCTAAAAGATTATCTGTCGAGCAGATTAATGGATATAGGTTATTTAACCTTTTCATATTCCTTGTTTTCAAAGATTGCCTTCGCTTAAGCTACCAACACTCTTTTTTTATTAGTTCATTTTTTGCCATGTCGGCAAGGTTTGCACTGTTTAAAGATTATCTAAACAAGTTGCGAGCTGACGTTCGAGTTCGAGTTCCAGTTGTCGTAGTTCGCATCGTCGATACGACCGCCTGAAGAACAACACACCCTCAGCCCAAACAATGCACAACCTTATTCCGGTTTAATTCAAGTGCCAGTCTTCGTGATATGCTTTGAACGTTTTATAAAAATGTTCGAGCTGTTCGATTGTCGGGAAGACAAGGAGCGAGCCGACGTCCGAGTCCGAGTCCCAGCAGTCGAAGTCCGCATCGACGAAACGACCGCCCGAAGGTTTGTCCTTAGTTCCTGCTATCCAAACTCGCAGAGCCCATTTGGGTTTACCATCCGTCCAATCCGGTTGCCACACTTTGCCGTTTTCATCTGTGTTTATGGCTCTTGCGCCTACAGCCAAAACAAAATCTGCTTTATCTCTTTTTTTGTACCATTCCGGTGAGCCTTCAAAACTTGGCAACTTATCGAAGTCAAGCCCACAACGTTCAAACGCTGTTTTTTCATCTGTTACTGTTTCCCAGTGATTTTTCATGTTTTTTGTTTTTTATGATTATTAAATTTTTGCTATTACCCACCCTTCAAAAGCTTCAGGGAATTTTTTGAAAGCATCGCGTGCGTTCTCTTCGCTCAAAAACGTAAGGAGCGAGCCGACGTACGAGTGCGAGAGCCAGCGGACGCAGTCCGCAGCGCCGACACGACCGCCCGTCATGTCAAATAAAATATTCCATTTAGGCTCAGACGAGTTATCCCAGTCCGGCAACTTCCCTTCGTTGTATGCTTTTACCACTAATGCAGTTAGCGCAAATTTTGCTGCGGCTTTAATTAATAGACTTGTGCCATTGTAATTAACAAAGTCAATTTCTGCCTGTGTGGGTTTGGTTAAATCAAAAATATCGTCAAGGCCATTGATTCGCTCTCTGATATTTATAGGCATTGCCATTTTTGGTTTAAACACATCAGGAAACAATGCTTCTAACATTTTTTTACCCGATTGGTCTGCGGCTTGGTAGGCTTTTTCCGCATCTGCCTTTTTGATGTTTACATCCATCTTGTGTTTTGGTTTTATGGTTATTATTAGTTACTGTTTTTATTCTTCAGGAAATAGAGATACTTGATTACTTGGTATTGTAGGTTCAGAAAGTATGTCGCCAATTCTTGCTGTGGACAACCAAAATTTTTTTGAAAGCATAGCCAAAATAGCCTCATGCCTGTATAGCACAATTTCTCGCTTATCATATATAATTGTTTTGGAAGCTAAATCTTTGTATTTGGCTTTAATGGCCTCATTACGTTCATTTAACCTGCCCTTGTCTCTGCTCATATTATTGCTCCCAGCGTTTTTGATTTAGATAAGTTGTTGCGTATGGTTTTGCGATGGCGCCCATTTTTAGTTTTCTATCTAATACACTACTATAATCAAACGCTTTTATTTGGTCTTCTTTATTTAGCTTATTCCAAGCCTCCTCTGCTTTTTTACGTCCGCTATCTTTGTAATTGTATTTATCCCAAAACATATCAAAGCTTATTTTACGGTCTAATTCTGTAACTTTTATTTTAAGCTCAGCCATGTCTTTTAAAAATTGCTCTCTTAATGGCGATATTGATACAGAATTACTTTTAGAAACAACTATATCATCTGCGTTCAATATTTCAAAATATATTAAAGCATCTTGGGCATTGAAAACAACTTTAATCTCTCTACTAAAACGATTACTAAAAAACAGATACTCCTTCATACTATTGTTTTATGTATTTCAGCATTAATTTTACTTGTGGTGAGATTAAATCTTATGAGCGACTGTTCATAAGCAGCCATAAAAGCAACTGCCTGAGATTGACTAAAAACAAGCGTGGTTGTTTTTTTTGGAAACATTAGTTTCGTTGCTATTTTAATTTTTATCGGTTTAAGAACCGTAAGCATAAGCAACCAATTAGCTACTTTATAATCTGAGTATTGCTCAAACATTTTATCAAACTCGGTTGCAAGCAGCTGCACTTCATGCACTGGTAATTTAAAACTGTATTTATCCTTTAGCATAATATGATTTTAATAGGTTTTCAAATTGAGTTACAAGCTTTGGAAGCTCTGCTTCTTTATAATCGTTAAGCTCTTCTTTATGCAAGTAGCCGAATTTTTTTAGCCAAAAATTTATCCTGTTCCAGTCAAGCTTTCCGGCAAGTGTCCATTGCATCTCATAGCAAATGCTTAAAATCTTTTTACGCATTTTATCCTCTGCGGCATTAAATTGTTTTTGTGGTGATTTACCATCTGCCATTAATTGTAGCTTGCCAATTAGGTCTGTACACTCGTGTATTAGCATATCAGCACTTGACTTGCTTCTGCCTCCAGTACATTTAAACACCATCTCGGCTTTTGTTTCTGCATCAATTTGAAGCTTGCCAATTAGCGCATGTAGCTTTATATTTTGGTCTTTAGTTCTATACATTTTAAATGATGTTTAAAAGGAGTTTAATTTTTATCCAAAAGCTTAATTTCACTTCGTTCATGGTTTCAATTTCATAAACCGGTATTTGAAGGAATAAGGCAATAAATATTTCTCTAATTGCTCCACGGCTTTTGTTCCAATCATCCAAAACAAACACGGCATCACACCAAATAAGAGCAGCTATACAAGCTTTCATATAAGCAACCCAACTTTTATTGTGTTCATCATCTAATTTGTGAGGGTTAACCGGAATAAGCCCTTTTTTAATTATTAGTGCTTCGGCGGCTAAAAATTTTGGTCTATTACAATCAGGTAATCCTGTTATTTTACCTGATATGTAAACTTTGTCTCTATGTGTTTTGTTTTCCATCCGTTTATTTTTTTTATTTGTTTGAACCCGCCGAAGGTTGTGAGCCTTCGCATATCGCATCTCAAAGCGTTAGTGCTATACAGCATCGGGTTGGCAGAAAGCAGCAACTGCCAGTTTATATGCTACTAAAGTTTAAATCAATGTTTTTGTATTTGCCGTCTTCGTCTTTAGTCCATACACGGTAGTATGTTTTGCTGTCCGGGCGGCGTATGCTCTCTTCAATTAAGTTTAAAGCCTCCTGAAACAAAACATTCTTAATTTTAGTGCGATGCTTTAACAAGCTCAATACTTTTTTAGCATCTAATGCTCCTTTAGAATTAGAGAAAGCTGTATCAACAAGCTCTTTTACAAATTCATCAGATGCGGTTAAGTTTTTAGACATGAACTCGTCTAATTTCTCTTTACATAACTTGATTTTTATTTCATCAAATTCAATACGGTCGTTAATACTTACTTCTACTTTAATACTTCTATCTAAGTTGTACCAAGTGAAATTTCCTTTACGCTCACGCTCTTCAGCGTTGGCATCTTTTATTGATTTATCAAATACACTTTGAGAAACTTCTTTAACGTATGTTTTAAAATCAATAATTGATTGCTGTATAGCAAGTGCTTGCTGCATCACTTTAAATGCATTCTTTTCTTTAAAGCGTTCCGTTGCTGTAATTCTGCTAAATGGGATTGATACACCTGATTCATCTTTCCAAAATGCGTCTGTCTTTTTTTGTTCTGTGATATTCATGGGTTTTATTTTAATTGTTTAGTTTAGGTGTATGACTATTTTTAGTTAAATCAACTGTGTACTGGTCTATTACTCCGTAGCCAAGCATTGGCTCTCCGGCTTTAATGTTTTTTATTTTGTAACGGATGGTGCTTAGCTTAACACTCAATGCGTTTTTGTCCTGTATGATTTTATGGCGTTCCGGATTGTTGTAATTTTTTACAAGCCACTCGGCATGGAAATTCATTTTATCTGAAATTTCTTTTTCTTGTTGTAATAATTGGCTAAGCATAGTGAGATATTATTTTATTGTGTAGTGCTGTAAACATTGGTTGTTTAGAATCCAACAAGTCCTCGGCTTTGCGTCTTGAGTGGATAACCGTAGCGTGGTCTTTATTAATAAAAGTACCTAAGATGCCAAGACTTGCTTTTGTTTTAAGCGTGTTAATTGCTATATGAACAAATAATTGTCGAGCAAACACATCTGCTGTTATTCGACTACAAGACTCAAATTGTTTTAATGTTATACCTACTTCAACACATACAAGTGCTTTCAGTTCAAACAACCCGGCATCGTTTGCCTTATTGCGCTCAACACATTGTGCGCATACGTGTTTTTCTCCTGCAATTTCTTTCCTTACTAATTCGGCTATATCTACAGCCAGTTTATTTATATTCATGTATTGCTATGTTTATGGTTTCGCGCTCTTTTTTTATTTCTTGGGTTAACAGTTTCTTTATTTCGTTTCTAACCCATACGTTGGGTTGTATTTTGAGTTTAGTTGGCTCGTGGTACTCGATATATATCTCAACAGCTGCCGTTCTTACATTGCCATTTAAAGGCAATTCTAAAGCTTCAATGGGGGCATATTTTAGATAAGACGTATCTCTAATCTCCCATTGGTTTTTCCACCAGTTCCAAAACATGGCAGATTTGGAGGTTGCATCTATTATGGCTACATCATTCATAAAATAAAAGTGCATCCATTGATATCCGGCATCAAGTATTATGTTGCCGTATTGCAATTCTGTAAAGCCAAATGCTTTGCAAATAATTGATGTATGTTTGTTTTTACTCATTTGCTTATAGTATATCTGCACCATGATATTTATCTGCACCTTTAGCCCAAATCACAAACGGTTTGCCGTCCTCAACATATCTCGACGCAGTAAATGCTTTATAACCTTGAACAAATATTTTTACAAAGGCATCATAGCGTATATCAGAGGCTATTTTGCCTTTAGGCTCTTTGCCCTCCGCATGGCTAATAATGATGAACAGCGTTTTTTTAAACTCTGCACGCATTTTTTTGTACTCTGCGTAATTCATTCCGCTGTACTGGATACTATCTATTATTACAATCTGCGGGGCTTTATGTTTTCTAAGTCTTTCAAACATCTCGGGCATTTGTTCATTGTCTAAAAAAATTATCTTCTTTTTTACTTCTTGCATTTTTACTCTTTGCGAAGTGAGAGCCATACTATGACTGTCCCCTTCCTCCATACTGTTATAGCATACTCTGCCAAATCGGGTTAAATATTTTGCCAACATCATTACAAAAGTTGTTTTACCGCTTCCACTTTGTCCCCATACAATCCAGGTTCCGAATAGTTCCGGCCTGCCGATGTTTTGTAAAAACTCTCCATCAAAATCAAGAAGCTTTCTTTTTTTATTTTGTAATTCAGTTACTGATATTGCCCTTGCCATATATATTATGCTGCCACTTTGCTTATCTCGGTGTAAATACGGCGAAGAGAGCCGTCGGTTTTTAATAACATTTTTTGTGCATCTGTTCCGGCAGGTGCGTTTGCTTTTATAATTAAAGCAGCTTGTTGTTTGGTAAATCTTTCAGCCTCTTCTTTAGCTTCAGGTGTTACACGTTGGTAACGTTTACCGTATCGGCTAAACAACTCGGTATAACCAACCTTTTTATTATCAATTGCCCTGCGTATTTTTTCTTTTAATCCATCAGCACCCATCATATACCAACCGCATGCGCGCTCGGTTGCATTCCATAAAGCTTTAAGCTCTAAAAACGCATCATATTTTAAATCACCCGCCTCATCCAAAATGATTAATGGGTTATCAAGTGTTCTCACATAGTAAACCAAGTCTGCATACACATCATTATACTTTCCTGTATGCCCTACACCAAACTCTTTTGCTATAAGCCTAACTAACTGCTGTTTTGTTTTTACTTGGCTGCAATCAATGTATATGGCGTTTTTATTGCGCTTTACATATTCGCGAGCGGTATAGGTTTTACCAATATCAGCCGCATCGCAAATAATGCCGCTAATGCCGTCTTGCTGACATTTATTAAGATGCGCCGTGATAATTTGAAACACAGGCGTTTCAGCTGTCTTCCAATCAGCACTACCTTTTAAGTTAAGTTCTAACTGGCGGGCAATGCTTATCCATTTGTCGTTAGATAATACTTTTTCAAAGTCGCCTTTAATAATGCGGCTGTATTGTGCTGCGTTAATGCCAAGGCTTGTAGCAAATTTTGCGTCGCTACCCGAGAAGTTAGCGCGTTTAACGGCTAAGGCTTCTAAAATTTTTGAGATTTGTTTTGCTTCCATGTTGCTGCTTTTTTTTGGTTTATTTATTTTGAGATTTTAATTCGGTTAATTCTGCTTCAAGCACTTCGTTGTGTTCAACTATTTGATCGTTTATTTTTGATAGTTCGGCAATACGTTTTTCGTATGCCTGTTTTGCTACATGAGCACCCATTACAAAACCATTAATTTTTGCGGGTTTGTTTGTGCTTTTTTTATAAAATTTATGTGCATACTCTAACATTACTTGCTCGTATGTTTTTTCGGGTGCTTTTGGTATGTTTGGGTTTGGGCTCATATTTATTTTTTACTGGGTTTAAATTCTATCCAAGTAGTATCGGTATCATGCTTAACTGTTATTGTTGTATCTACAACTCCTATTACAACCTTTAAACCATCATTAAATCCACTTTCATATATCTCTTTGTGATGCTTAGCCGTGTAAATAATTTTTATTGTATCGCATACTATCTCAACCACAATAAATATTAAAATCACTTTTAGTGCTGATGCTGTTTTTTTTGTCATTTCTTATAGGTTATCAATTGCTTGTTTTGAGTAGTCTGTATTGTTGTGGTCTTCAATCAACTCATCAACTCCCTCTTGTTTGTTTACAACAGCCTCTATAATTGTTGCAGGCACTTCTATGGCCTCTTTTAGCATTTTAGATTGTACAATTACCGGAGTAGATAACTCGCGCTTACCTTGTTTGGTTAAGTGGTCAAATTCACTTACGTACTTAGCTTGTTCTGTATAAGATTCTTTATCTTTATCAGTCCACTCTGCATTAGCTTCATTGTAGGTAGGTATCTTATTTGCTTTGCATACAAAAACGCCATTTTGATATAAAAAAACCTCGCCAATTAATCCAACAGAATCAGGTAAGTAGTACGCATCAACCGTATAGTTGTTTGGTAATAGTTTGTCAATCACATTTACGTTGGCAATTTGGTAGTCTGCATGTTGCACACGTACATATTGATTACGACGTATAGTTGTTTGTGTGTACTCGCCAATAGCTTTGTAAACAAGGGCTTTGTTAACGATTGGTGCGTTAGGGTTCATGTTTTCAACCAACACCTGCCAACGTGTTTTGCCCGGATACTTCTTTTGTTTTGGGTGCATCTGATTATTAAAATCATTGCAGGCCTGTATATCATCAGCCACTAAACGCTCGTAGGTAAACAGCTTTTCTACAAACTCGTCATTAATTTTATCTCTATCAACAGTATAAGCCTCGTGTTTGCTCCACCATCTGCCAATACCTTTTTGCGTTTTATGCTCAATGCCGTATTTTTTAGCTCTGTTCAAATGCTCCGCACGTTTCTCTTGCGAGTTTCCTGCATTACAAATGCGCAGATAAGGAAACATTAACTCTAAATCATCAAAAAATTTGTTTACTAAGTGATGCTCAACTTCTACCTGCATAGGCATTCTAAATCCCTCTGCCTCAATCAATCTAAAGGCGTTGCGCATACACTCTAAAAACAACTCCTCATCTTTAAACAAGCTATAACTTCGCCCTATTACACAACCGCTTGTAACATCATAAGCGTAGTAAGCTTTTACCCATTTGCCATTTGTACACTTGCGCGGTAAGTCTCTATCATCCATTGTAATTTTACTAAAAGAAAACTCAGGAGCATGGCGATGATGGTGTGGACGGTGTGTTGTGTTGTATCGGTGCAATCCACTACGCACTTTATCTACAATAGCACGGTTTTTTGGTTGGTTTAAATAATTCCAAACCGTTGTAACACCTATTTCAATAGCTTTTCCGTTGCGTATAAAGTTTTCAGGATTAAATATTTCTCCCGATTTTTGGTCAACAATTTCAATCTCTTTAGCTAAAAACTTGCTGTAAACAATGTGTACATCCGAGCCAAATGGTTTATTAGGCATGGTATAAATGCTCATTATTAAATTTTCAATATCATCGGTTACTTTACGGCTGTTATCGTTGCAAAATTTGCCGCTTATTAAACCTTCATATTTATTATCAATGTATTTTTTATAAGTGCGTTGTAACGGACGCTCTTTTGATGGCAGAGTATGCTTTTGCTCATCACGCACATTATTTATGGCCACTAAAATTTTAGCCCAAGGCTTTTTTATAGTTCCACCTAATGCTTTTCGCGCTTCTTTAGCATTGGTTAGTATTTCTTTTACCGCATTTAAAACAGCGGAGTTTGTTGCATACTCTTTTTGGGTTGCTTCAGGTAAACGTCTGCCATCTGCTAATATGTAGTTGCTGTAGTAAGTAATAGCAGCTGCATCGGGTGTAATTTTATCTTTAAAGGGTTTGGTTACCGCTTGCTCTTGTGGCGAGCCGTATTTAGCGGTAACCATTTCCTTTATGTGTGTAGGCAAGCTATCCAGTTCAATTAAAGCAGTTTGACCGTAGCAACCCCTGCGAATAACTTTTGCCTGACTTCTTTCTGCTAAATGATTATAATTGCTTTTAGTAATTAGTCCTTCCTTAAAAAGCCACTTTTTTAGGAGTTAAAATTAGGAAATAAAAATACCGGAAAACCACATTTAATTGGCAGTTTAAAGAAGATGCTATTTTTCGTAGCATCTTCTTTAG